AAAGCTCGTAAGGCGCTCTCTGCTGAAGAGTACAAACGTACCAGCGAGAAGAAGCTAGAAGATACAAAGAAGGGCAAGCAGTTTTCTAAACAGCCAGAAGGCATTGCCAAGAAGACATCGAGATTTAGGAAATGAGTAGACAACTGACTGAGATGCAACAGAAGTTCCTTGAGGTTCTCTTTGAAGAAGCTCGGGGTGATTTCGTACAAGCCAAGAAGCTGGCTGGGTACAGCGACACGTATTCGACCAAACATATCGTTGAATCCCTTGAGGATGAGATTGCAGAGCTGACCAAGAAGTTCATTGCGCGTGTAGGCACCAAGGCTGCTTACAGCATTTATGAAGTGATGAAAGATCCCACCGCACTTGGCAACAAAGAAAAGATGCTTGCAGCCAAAGACTTGCTGGATCGTGGCGGTTTCAAAGCTAAAGATGAGGTGAAGATCGAATCTTCGGCACCCTTGTTCATCCTACCCGCAAAGCAAGAGTCCCTTGACAGCGACGAGTAATTGTTGTAAAAGTATTTCATGGCAAAACTTAAGAAAGAATGGAAACTACCCAAACCCATTGACCATGGTGACCACTATGAGTGGAAGCCTGTGGTTCGTGTTGGTAGAGTTGTACCCTTTGGTTACAAGGAAGACCCTCAGGACGTTGATGTCCTGCTACCAATTCCAGAGGAGTTGGAACTTCTTGAGCAAGCAAAGAAGCACCTAAAGAGATACTCCTATCGCTCCGTGGCAGCATGGTTGAGTGAACAAAGCGGAAGAACCATCTCTCATGTAGGTTTGTTTAAGAGGTTGAAACTTGAACACAAGCGTAAGTCAGAAGCTGCAACGCAACGTTACCTTGCCGAAAGGTACAAAGCGGCCCTCGAAAAAGCCGAGAGGCTTGAAGGAAGAATCGGAACCACAAGTCCAACCCTCCTCCGTGGTGACAGTTCCAGCAACAGTGAAGCCGGAACCGATCAACGTGAAGAAGGCTCAGGAAGTAATCTTCCAACCTAACCCCGGCCCTCAAACAGAGTTCCTGTCTGCAAGCGAGCAAGAGGTTATGTATGGTGGTGCAGCGGGTGGGGGTAAGTCCTACGCTATGCTTGCAGACCCGGTGAGGAACTTCTCTAACGAACACGCTAAGATGCTGCTTGTTCGTAAGACGACAGAGGAACTTAGGGAACTCATCTCCGTCTCGAAGATGCTCTACCCTAAGGCTATCCCCGGTATCAAGTTTCTTGAAAGGGATAAGACATGGGTAGCTCCCTCCGGTGCAACACTCTGGATGAGCTACCTTGATGCTGATGATGACGTCACTCGCTATCAGGGTCAGGCTTTTAGTTGGATTGGTTTCGACGAACTTACCCAGTGGTCTAGCCCCTACGCTTGGAACTACATGCGCTCTCGTTTGCGTACCACCAAGCAGAGTGGCTTGAAGCTATACCAAAGGGCAACAACAAACCCCGGCGGTGCTGGTCACGCTTGGGTGAAGAAGACCTTCATTGATCCCTCCGCTCCGGGTAAAGCCTTCTGGGCAAGGGATATTGAGACTGGTGAAGTTCTTCTGTGGCCCAAAGGCTCCGTCAAAGAGGGTCAACCGCTGTTCAAACGTAGGTTTATTCCTGCCACCCTGTTTGATAACCCGTACCTTGCAGAAGATGGTATGTACGAAGCCAACCTTCTGTCCCTTCCTGAGCACCAACGTAAGCAACTGCTTGAAGGTAACTGGGATGCCGCTGAGGGTGCTGCCTTTGCCGAGTTCAACCGTAAGATCCATGTGGTAGAACCCTTCGAAATCCCCTCTAACTGGCCTCGTTTCCGTGCTGCGGACTATGGCTATAGCTCCTACTCTGGTGTTCTCTGGTTTGCTGTGGCTCCTAGTGAGCAGTTGGTTGTGTATCGTGAACTGTACGTCTCCAAGGTTCTTGCAGAAGATCTTGCAGACATGGTGTTGGATCAGGAGTCTGGGGAACGTATGCGCTATGGCGTGTTGGACTCCTCTCTGTGGCATAAGCGTGGTGACACTGGTCCGAGTATTGCAGAGCGTATGATTATGCGTGGTTGTCGTTGGAGGCCTGCGGATAGAAGCAAAGGCTCCCGTATTGCAGGCAAGAACGAAGTCCACAGACGTTTGCAAATCGACCCTTATACAGATGAACCCCGGTTGATCATCTTCAACAACTGTAGGAACTTGATCTCCCAGCTACCAGCACTCCCGCTGAGCAAGACTAACTCTGAGGATGTGGATACAAACTCTGAGGATCACCTGTACGATGCCCTTCGTTATGGTGTGATGACAAGACCTAGAAGCCATCTCTCTGACTTCGAGAGCGGGAACTACGACAAGGGTTTTCAGGTTGCAGACAGCACCTTTGGATACTAACCTAAATTGGATATGAGAATGGAAGAAGACAACGTCTCCACTGACAGCATTAAGATGCTTGCTATTGACGACACCACTGGTGAATCGAACACAGACAAAGCTGCTGGTACTGTTGTGGCTTATGTTGAAGAGCGTTTTAGTAAGGCTGAGACAGCACGACAAACGGAAGAGTACCGTTGGATTCAGGCCTACCGCAATTACCGTGGACTCTATGGGCCGGATGTTCAGTTCACGGATACGGAGAAGTCTCGTGTCTTTGTGAAGGTGACCAAGACTAAGGTGCTTGCTGCCTTTGGTCAGATGTCTGAAGTTCTGTTTGGTGGCAACAAGTTCCCCATTACGATTGACCCTACGACCCTTCCTGAAGGTGTTGAAGAGAGTGTCCATATTGAGACCAACGAGGAAGTCAAGAAGGCTGAGAAGGCTGCAAAGCTGGAGCCTCTGCTTCCCGGCGAGACGATGCAGGAGTACCGTGAGCGACTTGGTCCGCTGAAGAGAGAACTCGAAGTTGTCGAAGAAGTTCGTCCGGGTCCGGGTCTTACCCCTACTCAGGTTACTTACGAACCCGCAATGATTGCTGCCAAGAAGATGGAGAAGAAGATCCACGACCAGCTTGAGGAATCTCAGGCTAAGAAGCATCTTCGTTCTGCTGCCTTTGAGTGCGCTCTGTTTGGTACTGGCATCATGAAGGGTCCGTTTGCAGTGGACAAAGAGTATCCCAAGTGGGATGACAACGGCAACTACAACCCTCTCATCAAAACCGTTCCTATGGTGTCCCACGTTTCGATCTGGAACTTCTACCCAGACCCGGATGCCAACAACATGGAAGAAGCTGAGTACGTCATTGAGCGTCACAAGATGTCTCGTAGCGAACTGCGTAAGCTGGCCAATCGTCCTTACTTCCGTAAGAATGAGATTGAGATTGCCTTGAAGTATGGTCCGAGCTACACCAAAGAGTGGTGGGAGCAGGCTATGGAAGATGACACCCAACAGACCCAGACTGAACGCTACGAAGTCTTGGAGTTCTGGGGCAACATCGACAAGGACATCCTTGTGCGCCACGGTGTGGAGATCCCTCGTGAGCTTCGCAAGAAGCTGGAACTGTCTGTGAACATTTGGATCTGCAACGGTCGTGTTCTCCGTCTGGTCATGAACCCCTTCACCCCTATCCTCATTCCGTTCTACGCTGTTCCCTATGAAATCAACCCGTACTCCATGTGGGGTGTTGGCGTTGCAGAGAACATGGATGACACTCAGACCTTGATGAACGGCTTCATGCGTATGGCTGTTGATAACGCTGCTCTGAGCGGCAACTTGATCATTGAGGTGGATGAGACTAACCTTGTCCCCGGCCAAGACCTCAAGGTACATCCGGGTAAAGTCTACCGGCGTCAGGGTGGCGCTCCGGGTCAGGCTATCTTTGGCACCAAGTTCCCTAACGTGTCCAACGAGAACATGCAGATGTTTGACAAGGCTCGTGTGCTGGCTGACGAATCAACTGGCTTCCCCTCGTTTGCCCATGGTCAGACTGGTGTGAGTGGTGTTGGTCGTACAGCTTCGGGCATCTCCATGCTGATGTCTGCTGCTAACGGCTCTATCCGTACTGTGGTGAAGAACATCGACGACTACCTGTTGGCTCCGCTTGGCAAGGCCTTGTTTAGCTTCAACATGCAGTTTGACTTCGACCCTGAAATCAAGGGTGACTTGGAAGTCAAGGCTGCTGGTACTGAGTCTCTGATGGCTAACGAGGTTCGTTCGCAACGACTGATGCAGTTCCTTGGCGTTATCCAAAACCCGGTGCTTGCACCCTTTGCCCGTCTGGACTACATCGTTCGTGAGATTGCTAAGTCCATGGACCTTGATCCTGATAAGGTTGCTAACTCCATGCAGAGAGCAGCCATCCAAGCAGAGATCCTCAAGACCTTCCAGCAGAGCCAACCTCCTGCACCTCCGGGTGGTCAGCCGGGTCAACCCCCTGCTGCTCCTGCTGGCGCTCAGGCAACGGATACCCAAGGCTCTGGTGGTGGTACGATTGGTACTGGCTCTGTCCCTACTCCGGGTGAACAAGGTTTCAGCGCCAACACGGGTGAAGGTGCACAATGAACCTGAAGCCTTTCGTGAACGACAAAGACTTGTGGCAAGATTTCCTTGATGAGCTTAGTCTGCGGATTGAGGCTTGCCACAAGAGGCTGGAGCAAAGCGTTGACCCTGTCGATCTCTACCGGACTCAAGGTGAGATTGCTGCTCTTCGTAAACTCCAACAACTTCGGGACAAGGTGAACTCCAAATGAACATCCTCGACATGGAACCAGATGCCTTTGAGGGCGCTCTTCAAGAGTTGGGCCTTGAGCCTGAACGGGAGCAGTTCCTTAGGGATGAGTATGCCAAGAAAAATACTGTTTCTGGTCAGATGCTTGGTGCTTTTCAAAGTGCTACTGCTGTGCCTGAAGGTAAGGAAAGAGCCTCTGTCCTGCCCATGATCAAGCCAGAAGGCATGTCTGGGATTGAAGCAATTCGTACAGGTCGAGCTGAACTGGCCGCTCCGGGTATGCTCACAGGTTCTGTGGAAGAGCCTATGAAAGCTATGACGACAGCCGAGAAGGTCAACTTGGGTATCGATGCGTCCCAAGAAGAACTCCAACAGGCTGCACAGATGGGGGCAATGGTAGGCACTCTTGGTGCTGGTCTCAACACAGGCAAAGTCTCCAAGCTCTTCTCGAAGGAAAATCCTCCTGAGCCTGTAGCTAAACCCAAACTCTCTTTCAACAACGCCCTGTTTGATGAAGCTGACTTTGAGAGCGTTGGTGATGCTTCTACACCACCCAAGAAGGTCATCAACAAGGATGACTATGCGGCAGAGATGAACCTCATGCTGGGTGAAGAGCTTACCCCGGAAGAGGGTTTGGCTAAACTCAAGAAGTCTAACGAAGAGTACTTGAACTACCCAGAAGGTTCTATCCTTGGGGACTCCTCTCGTCAACAGCAGAAACTCTTTTCGTCCCTCAAGGATGAGGAGCTACTCCAACTTGCAGGAGACCTCCCGCACTGGGAAGACCCTAAGTATTGGGACTATATTAGCAACGTTCTGGAACCTGTTGCAAAGTACCAAGGCGTAGAAAAAGACACTTTGCTAAGTCTTATCAATGATATCTCTGTATACCTTCCTCCCAAGGAAAACCCGCAACTGGCAAACCTTGCAGAGAAACCTTTGCCTAAGAAAGCGCCTATCGGTGAGAGAGCCGCTAAAGAGGGTAAGCCAAGACCTTCAGATGCAAAGGCAGAGGCTCTGAACTTCAAGGACACGGTATACCATACAAGCATTTCCCCAGATGAGTTTACGAAGTTCGATCTTAATCGGGGCTTTGTGGGCCAGTCTAGGGCTGCACAGGACTTGCTTGGTGTCCATGTAGGGACGGCTAGGGCAGCGGCTGAAAGAAACTTCCAAGCTGTTCGTTCTAACGACACCCCTCAAGGGTTTACGATGGAACTTAGGGCAAGGACTACAGACCCAGTAACAAAAGACGATCTTGCAAAGATGTTTGGCTACAAGGCTGAGGATATCTTCTCTGAGGGTAAAACTCCGCTCACAGAGGGAGACATCAACGAGGCTATCAACATCTACGAGGATATGCTCTTTGATGGCAAAGATCGCCCTGACAATGCAAGGGAGTTGGCAGCAGTTGCTTTCAGGAGAGAGCTTGCGAGAGAAGGCTATACCCATATCCCGTATATCAACGACGTTGAAGATCCCGGCAGTACAAGTCTGATCATGCTGGTCGATAGGCCTAAAGACTCTGCGGCTGTTTTGCGAGATGTGAGGGCAGAGTTTGACCCCAAGAGGATTACGAATCCTGATTTGAGATTTGCCGAAGGTGGCATGGTAGAGGATAACCAAATGAATAGACTGATGGCCGAAGGTGGTATGGCTGATGACGGTATGGCTGTTGAGCCTACGACAGGCAATGAGATTCCTCCGGGTTCTCTGGCCAATGAAGTGCGTGATGACATTGACGCCAAGCTCTCCGAAGGTGAATACATCGTTCCTGCTGATGTCGTCAGATACTTTGGTGTGAGGTTCTTCGAGGATCTCCGTATGCAGGCTAAGCAAGGTCTGTCCCAGATGGATGCACAAGGTCGTATTGGTGGCACTGCTGTCAATCAGAATGGTGTTCCTCTGGAAGGAGAGGATGAAGAGCTTACCCCGGAAGAAGAACAAATGCTGATGGAAGCATTGGGTCAATCTGGTGGCGCTCCTGTCGGTATGGCTGAAGGTGGCTTTGCTTCTCGTAACCCTGCCTTTGGTGCTGTGGGTTTTGATCGTAGTGCATTCTCTATGCCTCAAGCTGGTGGCTTTGAGTCTCGTGTCTACTATAACCCTGCAACTAAAGAGAAAAGGAGCTTCCAGTTTATGAACGGTAGCCCTGTGGGCGCTATCCCGGCTGGCTTTGTTCCGTATACGGAAGGTATGGAAAACCAAGCACCTGTCACCCCGACAGCAACATCCACCCCTACCCCGGCCCCTGCACCGACGACCAGCAACTCTAGCTCTGGTGGCAACGGTATGACTGCTCCTGCGACCACAGGTGGTAGCGGTGGTTCTGGCACTGCTGGCTTTGACTATAGCAATTGGGCAGACAAGAACAGAGAAGCTATCATGGCAGACCCCTACCAGTTTGGCCTGAACGCTCTGGCTGACGACAGTGGTAAGCTGGCAACCAAAGGTCTTGGTGTCGCTGGGATGCTTACAGCTAACCCCCTGCTGATTGGCGGTTCGGTTGTGGCCAAGAACACCAACAAGGTCCAGAACATTGCAGAGGCAAACGCTGCCCTCAAGGTTATGGAAGCTAAGGGCCTCTCTGACACGGATCAATACAAGACCCTTGAGAGACAGATCAAGTCCGCCGTGGCAGATCTCCCCATGCTGACCGAAGGTGCCGTGAAGACAGGCTTTGCTGGGTCTGGTGACAAGTACTACAAGGCCTTGACCAAAACCACAGGCACTACACCCTCCAAACCCGGCCTTGCTGCCCCTACCTCCAGCAAAGCTGGCCCTGCCAAGTCTTCCACTGGTGGTCCTGCGAGAGCTAAGTCTACTCCCGCTCCCGCTCCCGCTCCTACCCCCGCTCCTTCCAAGTCTGAATCCTATAAGGCTACTCAGGAACAAATCCAGAAGAGCAAAGACATCGCGTCCGGTAAGACCGCTGCTGCTGGAAAGAGTTATTCTTCCAAGGGTGGCTATAGATCTGGTAGAGCAGAAGGTGGTTTGGTGAAGAAAGATGCAAAGGCTAAGACAAAAGGTCTTGCATCCAAGTAACAAGTGTGCTATTGATAACGATAAGGCTACCCAGCTAAGGCTGGCCCCAACATAAAGGAAATCTGATGTCCACTACAACCGTCTACGTTGACCCCAATTACTCAAGCCGCAACAGAAAGCGCATCCAACAGGATGAAGAAGAACTGCAACAACTCATGAGTAAGCCTGAGGGAATCCAAGACAAAGAGTCTGAACCGAAACCAAAAGCTCCAGTTGAGGTTGATGACGAGCCTCTGGATGCTGAGGAAAAGACCTTCAAGAAAAGGTTTGGGGATCTTCGTAGACACCTTGCCAACAAAGAAAAGGAATGGGAGGCAAAGTTCGAAGAACTTAAGGCTTCGACTGAGAAGCGTCAAGTCCTCCCTCCGAAGTCTGATGAAGACATTGCTGCATGGGCTGCTAAGTACCCGGATGTTGCAGCCATCGTGGAGACTATTGCCACGAAGAAAGCTGAAGAGAAACTCTCGACTTACAAGAACAAGTTCGATGAGTATGAGAAGATCTCCTATGAGACGACACGGAACAAGGCTATGAACGCCATCCGTCAGGCTCATGAGGATTTCGACGAACTCCGTGCGTCTGAGGAGTTTCATCTCTGGGCAGAAGAGCAACCTAAGTGGGTTCAGGATGCTCTCTATGAAAATGAAGAAGATGCTCGGGCTGTGATCCGGGTGCTTGATCTTTACAAGGCAGATAAGGGTATGACCCCGTCGGCAAAGAAAGAGAAGCTGAAAGAAGCTGCCTCTGTCGTATCCCCGAAGAACAAAGCCAACATGGACTTTGAAGATTCTGAGGTGAAGATCTATGAGTCTCAAGTTCAGAAGATGGACCTCAACACCTACTCCAAGAACGAAGCTAAGATCATGGAAGCTATCCGTAAAGGTAACTTTGTGTATGATCTTAGCGGTGGTGCAAGATAACGCTTGACAACCACTAGACTCTCACTATAACTACAGACAAATAGCTGTGGCCTCTCTATGACACCCTCAGCTATTTGTCTTTTTCCAAAGCTCAATCAATCACTAAGACTCACCTGACTTGTACAGGCCCATAGTCCTAAAGCTATAATTGATCATTATAGTCCATAGACGATGCACCCTGAGAACCGTCAGCCTCTTGTAGTGATGTTTAGCTTCTAATCAAAGCCAAATATCATAGGAGGATTTTCTCATGGCTTTCCAAACTGCTCCCGGCTGGTCGAACCTGCCGAATGGTAACTTCTCTTCGGTCATCTATTCGAAGAAAGTTCAACTCGCTTTCCGTAAGTCCACCGTTGTGGGCGACATCACGAACTCGGACTATTTCGGTGAAATCTCGGCTCAAGGTGATACCGTCCGTATCATCAAAGAACCGGAAATCTCGGTGTCCTCGTACGCTCGTGGCACTCAGGTTCAGGCGCAAGATCTGCAAGATGCTGACTTCTCGCTGGTGATCGACAAGGCCAACTACTTCGCGTTCAAAGTGGACGACATCGAAGAAGCTCACTCGCATGTGAACTTCATGGACCTCGCCACCAACCGTGCTGCTTACCGTCTGGCTGACCAGCATGACCAAGAGGTTCTGGGCTACCTGTCGGGCTACAAGCAGACCGCTACCCACGCCAACGCTGACACGGTCAATGATCAGGTCAACGGCACCAAGGCCATCACCACTGCTGGCTCGGACGAACTGCTGGCTTCGATGAAGTTGAAGAAGGGTTCGTTTGGTAACATCACGACCGCTTCGGCTGGCGACCATTCGATCCCGGTTGCTGCTCGTCTTCCGGGTGCTACTGCTCTGCCGACCGAGTATGTCTCGCCTGTCATGCTGATCAACCGCATGGGCCGTCTGCTTGACCAGCAGAACGTGGACAAGGCTGGTCGCTGGGTTGTGATCGACCCGGTGATGATGGAAGTTCTGATGGACGAAGATTCGCGTTTCCTGAACGCCGACTTCGGTGACTCGGGCGCTCTGCGTAATGGTCTGGCCCTGACGAACTGGAACGGCTTCCGTGTCTATGTGTCGAACAACCTCCCGGTTCTCGGTACTGGCCCCGGTACGACTGGTGTTGCGAACCAGAACTCGAACTACGGTGTGATCGTTGCTGGTCATGACTCGGCTGTGGCTACCGCTGAGCAGATCAACAAGACCGAGACCTACCGTGACCCGGACTCGTTCGCTGACATCGTGCGTGGTATGCACCTGTACGGTCGTAAGATCCTGCGTCCCGAAGCTCTCGTGACCGCCAAGTACAACCTCGCCTAATGGTAGGTTACTCTAGGGTGTCCCTTCGGGGGCACCTTTAACTGCCATACAACCTAGGAAAGGAATTTACTATGGCTATCTCGCAATCCCTGCGTAATCGCGCAGTTGTTATCGAAAAGTTCATCACGCTGGGTGCTGCTTCGGCTACCAACGTCGGTGTGTCGGTTCCGGCTGGTACGCTGGTTCTGGCTGCTGGTGTGGAAGTTCTGTCTGCTGTGCCGGATGTGACGACCTACACCGCTGACGTCACCGATGGCACCACTGTCTTCGCTAACGATGTGAGCCTTGACAACGTGGCTAAAGGTACGATCCGTGTGGGTACGACTGCTGGCCTCGTTGCTACTGCTGACACCGTTGACGTTGTGACGACCATTTCGGGTTCGCCGGGTGCTATCCCCGCTCGTGTGTTCGTCGTGGCTATCGACGTCAATGACTCGGTTGGCGCTGCTGCTGAAGTTGACCGCGACACGCTGGCCTAATTAGTTAGGCTTTGAGGGAGACTGCTCATAGGGGTGGTCTCCCCTTTTTTAACACCAAAGGTGCAATATGGCAACTCTTGCTGATCGCGTGTATGATAACGGTTTGACCGTCCTTGATACAGAAGCGAACAAAATCACGATCACCTCTCAGGAAGTGACCACCTATACCGAGGGTAATGCTACATATGCTCTTGGTAACTCGACCTCCATTTCCATCTCTGCCCCTGCTGACCGTACTGGCGGTGGGCGTAAGGTTACTGTCTCGGCCATCTCTGGTGGTTCTGTGACTGCTACGGGTACTGCTACCCACTACGCTATTCTGGACACTGTGAACAGCAGACTGCTTGCCACTGGTTCCCTGACTGCGTCTCAGGCTGTGACCTCTGGTAACACCTTCACTCTTACGTCGTTTGATATCGGCATTCCCGATCCGGTCTAAGGTAACCTAAATGACTCTCGTCGCTAACAGAGCAAAGATGACTACAGCAACAACCGGGACCGGGACACTTACTCTCGGCTCGGCTTCGACTGGCTTTCAGTCCTTTGCTGCTGCTGGTGTCGTTAATGGCGAGGCAGTCAGATACGTCATTGAGGATGGTACTGATTGGGAAATTGGTGTGGGCATTTACACCTCGTCTGGTACTACCCTCTCCAGAACTCTGGTTCAGTCCAGCACAGGCTCCCTGTTGAACTTGTCTGGCTCTGCTGTTGTCTTTATCAGCCCAGTTGCAGATGACTTCTCTGGCCCAGAATATTGGATGGCCCTGAACTCCAGCTACACGCTAACCAGCACGACAGCCACACAGAAGCTGTTCAACGCCACTACCAACGGTGCACTGACGCTCGACGTAGGGGTCTACGAGTATGCTCTGCTGGCACAGATCACCAGTATGTCCTCGACCAGCGGAAACGCCTTGATCAACATCCTTGGCGCAGGCACCGCTGTGATTGGTGCGTCTAGCCTAGTCGGATCGTTCGGTACTGAGGGTGGCACATCTGCTGTAGCCCAAACGCTGTCTGGCACGACGCTGACAGGATCATCGACGGCGGCTTCACTTGTTGCGGCTGGCACGGCCACCAGCATGGGCGCACAGGTGCGCGGCCTGTTGCGTGTCACCACTGCTGGCACAATCATCCCGTCCATCGCGCTAGTAACTGCTGCTGCTGCTGTCGTGACGGCTGGTAGTTATTTCACCATCAAGCGGAGGTCTACTCTGTCAACTGACACATTCAACGGGGCATGGACATGACAATCGACCCTATCGTCAAAGCCAAAGTAGAAGATGGGATTGTGGTCGAAGCCTTTCTTGTCTGGGATATCCCTGAGCGTTTGAGAGATTGGCTCACTGCACCCATTGAAGTTGGTCCCGGTTGGCTGTATGATGGAAGCACTTTTAGCCCTCCCCCTATTGCACCAGAGGTTTAACATAGATGTTGGGGTTTTATCCTCTTGGGTCAGCCCCACTCGCAGATGACGGGGGAACTGGCTCTACAGTCAACACCCTGCTGGCTAATGGAATCCTAACAGGCACTCCGTCTGTTGGGACTTCTTCTATTGTACAGGACCACAACCTCACTTCGGTTGCCATCACTACAGGCGCTCCCAGCGTTGATCAGACAGGCCTTGGTCAAGACCACACCCTGAGTGCCACAGGCATCACTACAGGCGCTCCTAGCGTCCCCTCCGTGGCTCTGGCGAGTGATCATGCACTGACCTCCAACGCTATCACTACAGGCGCTCCTGTACTCGGTACACCCACTGCTTCCGTACTGGTTGCACTCTTTGCAGACGGGATCACCACCGCTGCACCTAGTGTTGGGACTTCGACTCTTGGTCAAGTGTTGGTTCTGTCTGCTGAGAATATCCTTGCAAACAACCCCACTGTTGATATAACTACACTGGTTATCACGCAGAGTTTGTCGGCCAATGGTATTCTGACAGGCGCTCCTACGGTCTCTTCCCCCACATCCGCCAGCTTCACCGCAGAAGACTACAGCACTGCAAAAACAACGCTGGTCCCACAGTTGCCTAGCAGACTAGTCTCTGTAGCTCCTGTCGTTAGTAGCCGAGTGGCACTGATCCCCAGCACTCTTAGTAGACTGTCTTCTGTAGCATAACAAAGGTAAACAGACATGAGCCTGCAATGGCCCCCCAAAGATAAAGATGAAACTCTGGACTACAGCCTTGATTGGACGAGAGCTTTGGAGTCTGGAGAAACCATCTCTACTGTCGCTTGGAAAATCGTAGATGACTCTGGGGAGAAGGTTTCCTTTACACCCGGCAGTACTGTTGGTGGTTTGACCCATACGACCCAGACTGCTACAAGCACTGTCGCAACTCTCTATCTTTCCGCAGGCACAGACAACAAGCAGTACAAGTTGTATTGCTCGGTCAGTACCAACCAAGGTAGAACCAAAGAACGTGCTGTGACAATCAAGGTCAGGGAGTATAACTGATGGGTACTTACAATTTCCTTGGCCTTGTGAATGATGTCAACAGACGCCTCAACGAGGTGGAACTGTCTGAGGCAAACTTCGCTACTGCCACAGGCTTCTACTCTGGCACCAAAGATGCAGTCAACACTGCTGTCCGTCATATCAACCACAGTGCTTTCGAGTGGCCCTTCAACCATGTCAAGCAGGAAGAGACCCTGATTGCTGGTGAGGTGAGATACTTCTATCCGCAAGATGTGAAGACTGTGGACTTCGACACTTTCCGAATCAAAAGAAATGCTACCTTTGGCAACGACACGAGAAAGCTGACCTTGATCTCCTACGAGGAGTATCTTGACAAGTTTGTTGATGCGGAGTATAGTACAGATGAATCGATCAGGAACATTCCTAGATACGTGTTCAGAACTCCCAGCCAAGAGTATGGTGTCTACCCGCCTCCGAAGGAAGCCTACGAGATTGTCTACGAATACTACAGACTTCCCGTGGACATGATCTATCACTACGATGTTCCTACCCTCCCTGAGCAGTTCAGGCACATCATTGTGGACGGTGCTATGTACTATGCGTACACTTTCAGAGGTAACACCCAAGACGCCACCCTGCACCAACAGAAGTTCGAACAAGGTGTGAAGGAGATGAGAACCCTCTTCATCAACCGCTTCGACAGCATCCGAGATACAAGAGTCACGAGGTCTTTGTAATATGCCCACCGCATGGGAAACCTTTCCTGTAGAAGTCCGTGGAGGTCTGGTTACCAACCTGTCGCCTCTACAGCAGGGCATTCGTTCTCCGGGTTCTGCTCGGAACCTCATCAACTTTGAGCCATCCATTGAGGGTGGCTACAAGCGTATTCTGGGGTACACCAAGTACGATCCCGCCTACATCCCTCCCTACGGTGAACCCAAGGTTCAGGGCAGTGGTCAGACAGGTACTTCCCTCTCTATTGCCAGCGTCTTTATTGCCCCTGAGAACGGGACTACAATTACCATTGCTGGTGTCACTGGCACATACACTGTGTCTTCGGCTACCTATAACAACACCACCAAGACTGCAACACTAACAATCACCCCTGCACTGGCGTCCTCTCCTGCTGACAAAGCAGCAATTACGTTCAGCAATGATAGCACTGTTGTCGACGGTCTGATCTACTACAGACAAAACGCTGTGGCATATCGTGGTGCTGACCTGTGGAAGTCTGAGAGTGCTGGTTGGACTCGTATAAACGTTCCCTCCTACGGGACTGTCCTCGTAAATGGCGGTGCACAGACAGGGTCTTCTCTCATTGTCGATGGCCTGACTGCTACGCCTCAGATTGGTGATACCTTCACCATTGGTGGTATCCAGAAGGTGTACACAGTGACATCCGCTGTGACGGTTACGAGTGGTGGGGCTACTATCTCCATCAGCCCTAGCCTTGCATCCTCCCCTGCGGACAATGCTGCGGTTACCTTTTTGACTGCGAACAGATCTGGCGGAAGCAAACATCGCTTTGCCCGTTACAACTTCACAGGCACCTCCAAGATCTGTGGTGTGGATGGGGCAAACAAGCCCTTCAACTATGATAATACAACCTTCAGCGTTCTCAACGACGCTCCCACAGAAGTTGTTGGTGCAAGTCATGTCGTGGAGTTTAAGAACCATCTCTTCTTTGCAAAGAACAACACGCTTACTTTCACTGCCCCCTTCAAGGACAATGACTTTTCTGTCGCTAACGGTGCAGGCACCATTAC